TGAGGAACATATCCTATTACTTTATTTTTAGCTGCTTCTCCTAATACTGATCTATTAATATTTTCAGTTTGTTTTGAAATAGCCATTAATAGGTCACATGATTCATAATACCCTCTGTTGTATAATGGATAAGGTAATGAATCCCAAATATTAAGATATAAAATAGGAACTTGAGAACGTATTTCTCTTTCATGCATCCATAACCATTCCCAATAACGAGGATCAGTAAATAGCATAATTGCATCTGGTTTTTCTGTTTGTAGAAGATCTCTAATTCTTTCAATAGTACCATATCCAGAGGATGGATAAAGGATAACACTTGCATCTGTAATTTGAGCAAAGTTATTAGAATCTCCACTTAAATCTAATTTTTTACCTTCATCGGGGTTTTGGATTGTAGCTCCTAAATTTACCCAATTGTAGTGATGACATGTTCCTAATACAATTTCTCGAGCCATAGTTGCTATTCCAGAAGTAGTTCTAATGTCATCGGATAATAGCAGGATTTTTTTCCGCTTTTCTTGCGGGATGTAATTTTCTTTCATAACAAATTTTAAAGGATATTAAAGACTACCACTCAACACTAATTCAGTGTGATTGTGTAATTGTTTGCGAAATTCATCATTGTTTAAATAAAGATGCATTGCGCGGTTTGTAAGTTTTTGTAAATTAAATTTGTTTTTAATACTAGCGACTTTAAATTCGTCGAATAATTCTTCGTGTACTTTTACACTTGTAAGAATAAGTTTTTCATTTTTACTTGCCATAATTATATATTTGGATATAAATATATGTGAATTTATAAAGAATTAATTTTATTACAGAGAGAAGGATTATCATTAAATTGACACCATTTACACAATGGACTTATAATTTTTGTAAATTCTTTTTCTTGTGGTTTACCTTCTGTATTAAAGCAATCTTCAATAAATGTACGAAAAGCTTCTGTAGCATTCAAACGTTTTCTGGTTCCTGATGGAGGTATAAATTCTTGAATTCTAGGGATAGGGTATTCGCTTTCTTCCCATATTTTTCGTTTCACGATAAAGAATTCAACATCTATTTTGTCTACATCCCAATTAAATATTTTACTAAAATATGATTTATAAAGTAAAATTTGAGATGTTTTGGTTTCATCTTTTTTATCTTGATCTTTCCACCCACGAGTTGAAGTTTTTATATCGTAAATGTATAATTTTTCTGTATTTTCGTTATAGAATATAAGATCAATAAATCCTTTAAATTTAACATTAGGATAATTTTCATGTGGTGCATAAGATAAGGGAAATTCTATTCCTACAAGATGTGTTTTACGAGTTGAAAAATATACACCTTTTTTTCTTTTAAAGTATTCTAGTATAGTTTTACCATCTTCAAAAAACTCATTCATTTCCTCAGGATTCGAAAAATGAACTTGTTTATTTTGTTCAAAACCTTTTTTATATTCCTCTTTAAGGGTATCTTCAAATAATTGAACTATATCTTCCCTATCAGCAGCCGCTCCACTTTTTTCATACATTATTTTTAAATAATGTTGAAGAGCGGTATGGATTGATGTTCCAAATATTAAATGGATACTGGGTGGGGTTTTAAGTTTATCTACGTTTTGAAGTTTCCACTTATGAGGACATTGCTTCCAGGTAGAGAATTGGGAGTAAGATACAATTTTATCTGTTTCCCAATTAATTTCCTCAGCTTTATGATCCAGTAGAGGCTTTAGATGCTTTGGTACCTTTTTCATTTAGTAATTTTTGTATTTCATCCTCATTCATTCCTCTACTAGTTAAGATATTTTTTATTTCATCTTCACTTAATATGTGTAGATAAGATTTTATCTCTCTTGTTGATACTTGATAATGATTAGATAATATATTAACTAAATCATTATTTACTTTAACTTTATTTGATTTGATATATTTAGCAAATATTTTATTTTCAGGTAAGTAACCGCAGTAGATAGTATAAATCTGCTCAGGAGTTAATAGCCAGAATTTTTGTAAATAATTAGCTAACTCAATGTAGGGTTCATGCATTGATATAACTTTGTGAAGCATATAGACATTAAAACTTTCTTTGTCTTCATCACTAAAGGTATGCCAAGGATCCCTTATATAGGTTACCTGTTTCATCCAATCAAATATAGTCATTCTTATTTATCTTTAGGCATAAATTCTGCATTTACATGCCCACATTTAGAACAAGCAAATACTGGGATTGGCATGAGTGCATCTTGAGCGGTGCCTGTTACAAATCTAGAAATTTTACGAAGTAATACTCCTTCTTGGAATACACTATGTCCACATTCTTCACAAGCAATAGCTGTTGTGTCTTTTAAAGCCACATTCATGTTTAATTCTTTTTGATCCATTTTATTTAATTTTTAATATTTGAGATATAAAAGCCATAAAGTTTAATTCTTTATCAGCAATTGAGTTATTTTGCCACATATACTGAGCTGAGTGGATCGCTACATCAGGTGGTGATGAAGTATATTCTGTTGCTCGTTCATATAGTCCTGTAAATAATGGTATAAAATCATTGATATCTTCATTAACTACTTCTTGACGTATGTCTGCCCAAACACTCTTAGGTCGCGCTTTTAACAGCAGTATAATGGTATTTAATACGTCTTCAACATTAGCAATTAGTGCTCCTGGATTTAATGTACCTGAATCATCTATAGATTGTTGAGCAACATTAATGATTTTTCTAATATCTGGGTAGTATGTTTTAATTATTCCTGCCAGTATAGGTAATTCGTAGGTTACTTTTTCTTGATCTAAGATGTTGGCAACATGTTTAGCTACTTCACCTTTTGTTGGAGGTTCAATATGAAATGTTTGACATCTACTTTTTAAAGGATCAATTATACGTTCAGCATAATTTGCTGTTAGTATAAATCTAGTTTTAGCCGAATATGTTTCCATAACATTACGCAAAGCTGCTTGTGCTTGCGGTGTAATGTAGTCAGCTTCATCTAAAATAACAACCTTTATAGGATTAAAACTATTTACAGAAGCAAAATCAACAATCTTTTCTCTAATAGTGTCTATACCTCTTTCATCAGATGCATTAATATACATCAGATCACATTTAATATTTTTAGTAATTAATTTAGCTAGGGTAGTTTTACCTGTACCTGCTTTACCATAAAATAATAGGTGAGGAATATCATTATTAGTAATACATTTGGAAATGAAGGCTTTTATACCCTCATTTCCAACGTATTGTTCTAAAGTTTGTGATCTATATTTCTCAACCCATAAGCTGTTGTTGATCATCTTTATCTTTTTTAGGTTCATCATAAATTACACACTCTGTTAACAGTATAGTTCCGGCAACGGATACAGCATTTGCTAACGCTGTGCGTACTACTTTCATTGGGTCTATAATACCAGCTTCGAACATATCTGTTACTGTTTCTGTTTTTATATCATACCCAAATGTACGACCTTTTTCTGGGTTATCCTCTCTAGCTTTACGAAGAGCGAAAATAATTTCACCTGTAGTTTCGATACCAGCATTTGTAAGAATTTTCAAGAATGGAGCACCACAAGCGGCATAAGCAATTCTTTTACCTAAGTTAAAATCACCCCCGTCAGTTTTAGTTTGGGTAATTCCTTCTCTAGCTTCTAATAAAGCAATACCTCCACCAGGTAATAATCCTTCTTCTAAAGCAGCTTTTGTTGCTTGAAGAGCATCATCAATACGGTCTTTTTTCTCTTTAATTTCAGTTTCAGTAGCACCACCAATATTGATTACAGCTACGCCACCTACTAATTTACCTAAACGTTCTTGTAAATGTTCTTTTTCGAATGCTGAAGTAGCTTTTCCGATTTGTTCTTTTAATTCACTTACACGCTCTTGAACAGCTGTTTCTTCACCTCTACCATCTACAATTGTAGTAGTATCTTTAGTTACAGTTACAACTCTAGAAGTACCAAACCAATCAGAATTAAATCTGTCTAATTTCATACCTTTTTCAGGTGATACTACAGTTCCACCTGTTACAGTAGCGATATCTTCTAAAACAGCAGCACGTCTATCTCCAAAGTCAGGAGCTTTAACAGCAACTACTTTTAACATACCTCTCATTTTATTTACGATTAACGTAGATAAAGCTTCACCATCAATATCTTCAGCAATAATTAATAATGAACTGTCTGTTTGAGAAGCACCTTCAAGAATTGGAAGCAATTCTTTAACTGACACTAAACGTCCATTATAAATTAAGATTACTGGGTCTTGTAATGTGGCTGACATTGAGTTGTTGTCTGTTACAAAATACATAGATTTATATCCTCTATCGAATTGGATACCTTCAACTGTTTCTAATGATGTTTCTCCTGTTTTAGATTCTTCAACAGTTACAACACCATCTTGTCCTACTAATTCCATTGCTTCAGCAACTAATGCTCCAATTTCGTCATCGTTATTAGCAGAAATAGTAGCTACTTGTTTAATTTGTTCAGGAGAACTAATTTCACGTTTAATTTGTTTTAAACCTGCTAATACCTCAGCAGCTCCAGCTTCAATACCTTTTTTTACTAATACAACATTAGTATTGGTGTTAATACTGCTAAATGCTTTTTGAATCAATTCATTAGCTAATACAGTTGATGTAGTAGTACCATCTCCTGCTTTATCAGCAGTTTTAATAGATGCTTGTTTTACTGTTTGTGCTCCCATATTTTCAATAGGATCTTCAAGCTTTTTAAGCTCTTTAGCTACAGTTACACCATCTTTTGTACTACGTACACTTCCATATTCGTCAAGGAATAATACATTTCGTCCGTATGGACCTAAGGTAGAACCTACAGCATCTGCTACGGTT